CTCGTAATGCTGCTCGTAGTGCTCGAAGCCACTGCGTAATATCTTACTGACGTCAACGTGGTTTTCTAATCCATACTTGATTAATGCAATTTCACCATCAGTCCATGCGTATCGTCTTTTAAGAGTTTCGATATGTCCGGTATCGCAACACTGTTTATGTTCACTCACGTTGGTTGTTAGCATATTAGCCAAATCCTTTTTACCATCAATAGACATGACATAGTTAAATCTTAAATTATCTCGAATTGTTTGGTATTTACTTACTTTCACACAATCCTCTTTTCCTTCTTCGATGGGTATTATTTTCTTTTTCTTTCCTACCTTGGCATTTTTAGCACGTGCACCGGTTTTTAAATTAACATCGGCCCATGCTTTAAATATTGATAAGTGTTTATTCCACTTTTCATCCGCATCATATATAGCTTGCTTATATAAGTCTAAATCTTTATTGTCTTGAAAATGTTCACGGGTGAATGGAGTTAATGTCAGGTATCTCTCTAATTTTCTAGTTATACGATATTTATCACATTTCTCGCAATAATAAGTTTCTGTTGAACAGAAATCAATATCTTCAATTGCTCCGAATTTTAAGAATTTGAGTGTTAAACCTGATCTATAGCAATGTTCCCCGTCTGTTTTTATTTTACCCATATAAAATACTTCGTTAAAGCCTTGGACAATCTTCTTTTTATCTGTTGGTTCTATGAATATCACAAAATCGTCTCCTTTGACTAATAAACCATATGAATGCGGTGCGTAACCCAATTCTTGTTCCATAGTGTAACGAATCATACGGCTTACTATCTCTGTGTTTCCGTGTGTAGTATCATACTGGCCTGATTTACGAGTACCCTCCAGTATTACATGTCCAAGAGTGTGAATTCTCTTATCAATCGCTATTTTTGCACTGATTTTAGTCGTAGTTCCTATACCGCATAATAACCTAAATATATGTGGATCAACGTGATATACCTTTTCCGCTATGTAGTTGTAAGTCTGGAAATTGATATCTAAAAGGTAATCCGTGACCGATCTGTCTAAGCCTGAAATATCCCCTTGAATAGTCATTGTTCGTCCTAGTTTCCTTTGTTCATCGTAATAATGACCTAAATCTGTCCAGTTTTTGTCGACACAATATCCTAAAGTCTTATTTTTAAAATGTATATCCTGAATTCTCATAATTACTGGTCCAGTAGCAAACTTTATATGTGGTAATGGCGCAGCTATGCATCTATTCTTTGGCCATTTACCATCAACTATTGCTTGTTTCTCGAGTTTGCAAAACATTGAAAATACAAATGAGGCAGGTACAGTCCCACCTTCATGGTATTCCCTAATCTCATTTTGTTGACTAGCTGATAATGAATTATACCAACTAGCATATGAATAATCGAAATTATCAAAAAGGGGCTTTACTTCACCTTCCCATATTTTATCATTCCACTCGTTAAATTTGTCGATGAAGTCTCTTTCCGGTTTGGTAACATATAAACATTGGCGCTTCATAGCATTATAACAATTACCAATGCAATTATGATAACACATTACCGGATCTAAGTAGTTATGGTTAGCGATTTGATATAGAGTATAATCATCTATGTCACAGCGTTTGGTTAGCATATTCTTATATTCCTCATAAGACATATGCGGTCCTAGTTCGCCCATCATCCATTTGCAGTGCGGTGCTAGTTCACCTTGACAGTCCT